ACGCGTATCCTGTATGGGGCGACGTTGGTCTACGTGTTCTGGTTTCTCGGCACGCACGGGCCGATTCGGATTGGGGCGTAACTCCGACACATCCTACATCGTAAAAATGGACCGCATTATATCGACAACCGAGAAGCCGTGGCGGATCAGGTTCCTGGACGCGTTGCGAATGCATGGCATCGTGTCTCAAGCGGCAATCGAGGCCGGCATCCATCGGGACACGGCCTACTTCGAGCGATCCAAAGACCCTGAGTTCGCCCGCCAGTGGGCCGAGGCGCTCGATCGCGGGGTCGATGCGCTCGAAGACACGGCGATGAAGCGGGCGTACGAGGGTAGCGATACGCTGCTGATCTTCCTGCTCAAAGGGCGCCGGCCGGAACGGTATCGCGAAGTTTTAAAAACGATCCAGGTCAACGTCACACCCGAACAGCTCGAACAGATGAGCGATGATGAACTCGACACCCTCATCAACACTCTACGCACTGGCGCTCGCTGAAAAGGAGCGCCGCCGCCGCCAACGCACGCGTGTCCAGGTGACGGATACGGACTGGCAGGCATGGTTGATGACGCGTCTGCCGTCGTACATCTCGGCCGCCTTTGCCGAGCGTCACATCGCGCTGTGGGAGTGGCTTGACACACTTACCCCCGGCGTACGCCCTGCGGCGCGCGTGGAAATCTGGCCGCGCGGCGGGGCGAAGAGCAGCACGGTCGAACTGGCCTGTGCGCGTGTCGGGACCAAGGCCCCCCCGTCGCGCCGCTTTGTGCTCTACGTGTCCTGCACGCAAGCGCTGGCCGACGTGCATTTGCAGGCCGTTGCGCGCATTCTGGAGCGGCTGGAGGTGGAGCGCGCGGTCAACCGCTATAACCACTCGCGGGGATGGACGCAGCAGCTCCTCCGCACGGCGACCGGATTCAACGTCGTCTCGTTCGGTCTGGACGCGGCGCAGCGCGGGATCAAGCTCGACGAGTATCGCCCTGACCTGATCGTGTTTGACGACATCGACGAGAAGCACGACACAGCCGCGACGACCGCGAAGAAGATCGCGACAATGACGACCAGCATCCTCCCCACCGGCTCGCCCGATTGCGCGGTCGTGTTCATTCAAAACAAGGTGTTGCCCGACGGCATCGCCTCGCGGCTTGCGGATGGCCGTGCCGACTTCCTGATGGATCGTGTGGTCCATGTCGAGCCCGCGGTTGAGGGGCTCACCTATGAGCAGCGCGATGGGCGCTACGTGATTACGGACGGTGCAGCGACGTGGGCCGGGCAGAGCGTCGAAACGTGTCAGCAGCAGATGAACGACTGGGGGCTGACCGCGTTCTTGCAGGAGGCGCAGCACGATGTGGAGGCGCCCGACGGTGGGATGTTCTCGCATCTGACATACCCTCGCTGCCGGTGGGCGGATGTGCCGCCGCTGGTCCGTACCTGTGTCTGGTGCGACCCCGCTGTGACCGACACCGACGAGAGCGACTGTCACGGTATTCAGGCAGACGGTATCGCGGAAGACAAGCGTATCTACCGCCTGTGGTCCTGGGAGCAGCGCACGAGCCCGCAGGACGTGCTCAGACGGGCGATCCTCAAGGCGCTGGAGCTTGGTGCGCAGGTTGTCGGGGTGGAGACGGACCAGGGCGGCGATACGTGGCAGAGCGTGTACTATGAGGCGTGGCGCACGCTCAAAGAGAGCGGCGCGCTGCCGGACGGGGCCGAGATGCCGGCCTTTCGCGCAGCGAAGGCTGGCAGCGGGCACGGCGGCAAGATCGAGCGGGCCAGCCGCATGCTGGCCGACTATGAGCGTGGGCGATTCGTGCATGTTGATGGAACGCACACCGTCCTTGAGCGAGCCCTAAAGCGCTTCCCAAAGGCAAAGCCGTACGACTTGACCGATGCCTCGTATTGGTCCTGGTTCTACCTGTCCGGCGGCGGGCTGGGTAATAGCGCGGTGGGGGCGTTCGGATGAAGTACCTACTGTTCACTGATGATTATTTCCCTGAGCATACGCCCGCCACGATCGCGTTCAAGGGGGCATTTGCAACGGTGGAGGAGGCGCAAGCGTTCTTTGAGGAGCAAAAATACACGATGAGCGCTGAGATCGCCTCGTTTGATGGGTCGATGTTGCGTCCGGTGTGTGAGAATTTCTATGTTGGTCGTATAGGCAACTGGAAATCCCTTGGTTGGAAGGCCATTGATACCCCATGAGACGACTTCCCGCCATCCTCCGCACCTCCATCCTGGCCGTGTTAGCATGCATTTGCTTCGCGGTCGGCTACCTTGTCGGTGCCGGGTTCTGGCTAGGGGTCTGGTGTATGGGGGCATTCGTCCAAGGCTTTAAAGCGGTGCGAGGATAAGGCATGCTGGGGACTGCACCATCGTCCTGGTTGGCCCGTGTGGGCGCGGCGTTCACCGCGATTGATTCGGCATGGAAGGCGCGGCCGCCAGCAGCGGGACAACTCTACCCGCCGTCGAATGCGGGCTTTACCGGCTTCCTGAATTTCCCTGGCTGGGACGCGCTAGAGTCGCGCGGGCAGTCGAACACCCGCGACGAGCAAACCGCCCGCACGGCGGTCACGTCCCCGTGGGTCTACCGGGATATCAACGCGGTGGCGCGCGAGGTGTCGGTGGCGAGGCTCCAGGTCAAGCGCCGCGCCGAAGGCGACGACGAGGACGTGGACAACCACCCGCTCGAACTGCTGTGGGAGAGCCCGAACCCGTTTATGGGCCGCTCGTTCCTCATGCAGTTCTGGACGTGGCAACTGCTGCTCTCCGGGCGGGCCTACCTGTACATGATGCCGGGTGCCGGTGGGCAGGTACAAGAGCTGTGGCCAATCCCGTCCTGGATGATGCGGGCGGTGCCCGACCCGAAGCGCTTCATCGGCGGCTATGTCTTCAAGGCGCGGCCTGACGCAGAGCCTATCCGTATCGACCCGCAGTGGATTATCTACACGCGCCTGCCGAACCCGTTCGATATCCGCGACGGCCTCGCGCCGCTCTGCGCACTGATGACGGATGTCGAGGCCGATTTGTTCATGGCGAGGTGGAACCGCAACTTCTTCGGCAAGGACAACGCGGCGCCGACCGGCATCATCGCGGTACCGAAGGACACGCTGGATAGCGACCTTGCGCGTATCCGGTCAGAGATTATGGACTTCTTCGGACAGGGGAGCCGGCGCGTCGGCGTGGCCCGTGCGGGCGACCTGGCGTGGACGCCGTTTGACCGCTCGCAGAAAGACATGGAGTTCCTTGCCGGGCGTACGTTCACCAGCAAGGAGGTCGACACGGTGTTCGGCATCCCCGAAGGCTACTGGGCCAAGGACGCAACCAGGGCCAACAGCGAGGGCGCCAAGGCCACGATGATTGAGAACGCCGTTTGGCCGCTGCTGGTGCTCTTGCATGAGGATATCAACGCGCAGGACGACGGGCTGCTGCTGGGCGAGAATGAGCGCTGCGAGTTCGAGGACATCCGTCCCCGCAACCGCGCGCTGGAACTGGAAGAGCTGAAGGTCTACGCCGGCTTTGAGATGATCGACGAACTGCGCAAGCGGGTCGGGGACAAGGAGATCGGGGACGTGCGCGGCGATATGCTCATTGCCGAGATCGCCAAGGGCACGCCGGTCCCGACCAGCGAGCCGAGCATGGAGATCGAGGACGAGACGGCCGCGATGGAAGATGAGGCGATGGAGGGGCTGTCGCCAGAGGACGCAGCGGCCCTCGCGGGCGGCGGCATGCCGGGCGCGGCCCCGGCCCTGCCGGCAGGAGCGCCAGCACCACCGACGGAGGCCCCGCCCGCTGAGGAGCCGGTCCCGACCAAGGCCACCGACCTTGATCGATGGGAACGCAAAGCCCTGAAGGCGCTGAAGGCCGGCAGGGGCGCGGCCGTGCGCTTTGAGAGCGCGCTGATAGCGCCAGAGGAGCAGGCGCGCATTCGCGCGGCGCTGCTTACGGCAGAGGATGCGGCGGTGGTCAAGGCGATCTTCCTCGGCAAGCTCACGCCGGAACAGCGCGTAGCGCTGGCGGCGCGTTTGGGTGATGTCGGCGCAACGCGGGCCGTGCTGGAGGAGCGCGGAGCGTGGAAGGCAGACGAGGATGTGGACGCGCTGATCGATGACGAACTGGATGCGGCGCTCGACTGGGCGCGGAAGGCGAGCGAGTAGCCCGGCTGTGTGAGGGACACGGCAGGGTCGTGCAAAGGGGGCACACCATGGAAACGGTTACGGTTGAGGTGAGCGGCACGGCTGCATTGCTCATGCACAATATCAGGCTTGCGAACCCACTCGATGAGTACGTAAAGGCAATCAAGCTGATCACGAGCAAAAAGAATAAGACCGACGCCGATTATGAGGAGATCTTCAGATGGGAGCACGCAGGCGGAATGTACTACTCAGAGCAGATCGGGCCGTATATCCCTGGCCGGATGATTCGGGCAGCGATTATTAACGGTGGGAGAATGAACAGGCTTGGTACGGCAGTAGAGCGCACGTTGTTTGTCAACGAGACGCAGGCAAAATTGCTCTACGACGGTCCCCGCGACCGTAAGCAACTGTACGAGTCGAGCTACTACGTTGATATCCGCCCGGTCAGTGCCCAAGGAAAGCGAGGTGGTTCTAAGACCCCGCGCTGCCGTCCGATCTTTGAGCCGCCGTGGTCCGTTGTGTTTAGCCTGTCATTCGATCCGTCGATTATCGAAACGGATAAATTACGCCAGTGTGTCGATCGCGCGGGGTCGTATCACGGCTTTGGCGACGGACGAAACCAGGGACATGGGCGGTTCGAAATAACGAAGTGGTCTGTATAGGGTTGGGTTGGGTACGGTATGATCCGGTAGGGTGCGGTATGGTACGGTAGGGTCTGGTTTGGTGCGGTAGGGTTGGGTAAGGTTATCCACTAGGAGCAAATACATGCTTGATGATCCCGATTCCGGGCTCGGTCCTGAACTTCACCCCCCGTGGCGCCAGGCGCTTCTCGCGTTCCGCGCGGAGGGGCTGAAGCCCGGTGACATGTTGCTGCATCCATGGCTGTATAAACAGTTTGAGTGTGAGGAGCTGAACGATCCAAGGATTACTTGGGAGCAAGCGCAGAAGCTCCAGCTCAAATTGCTTAGCCAGTTTATACCGTTCCGCGAGGCACTGCTTGATCAGGATCAGATCGACTTGCAATCTGTGCCGGGGGTCGGCTATGAGCTGGTCCCGCCTGTGGACCAAAGCAGGCGGGCGGTTGAGGATACGTTGCGGGACATTGCTAAGGCGATGCGCAAAGGGGTTGCGCGGGCGACGAACGTCAACACAGCGCTGCTTACTACAGAGCAACGGCGCGAACACGCGGACAATCTCGCTCGCCTTGGAGTGCTCCGGCGAATGCTTCGTCCGGCGCGCGAGTTGCCGCCGGCTGATGAGTAGGGTCAGGTTGGGGAAGGTAAGGTGCGGTCGGGTAGGGTAGGGTCGGGTATGGTAGGGTTGGACCTGGCATGGATAATCGAGGCGTGGAACAATGGCGACTGACCCGTTAAAACTTCAGGCTCTCACCCAAGTCGCTATCCGCGCCGCGACGGACCAGTTCCTCGCGGGTGGCAGCGTGGAAGCCTGGGAGCAGGCCATGCGGGCCACACTCGCACGGGGGCACACGGCCGCCTACCTGGCCGGCCTGGCCGAGCGGCTAGGCGTCCCGCTGGATACCGCGCTCGTCAGTGAGCGGCGCCTGAGCCGAGCGGAGCGGGCTGAAATCAAGCGGGCAGTAGCCGATCAACTGCGTTTTCTCGACAGCTTTGTGGCGGACGTACGGGACGGAACGCTGAGCGAGGCACAAGTGCGTGCGCGGGCGGATATGTACGCCGGGGCAACACGCGGCACGTTCAGCGGGGTGCGATGGGGCGACTGGGAGCTACCGTTTCATCCGACCGAGGGCAGCGAGTGCATGAGCAACTGCCGGTGTTCCTGGGCGGTGGAGGATAATGGCGACGGGACGGGCTCGGCGGTGTGGAAAATGGGCGGGACGGAGCGGCACTGCACGACGTGCCCGGCGCGGGCAAGCGATAGCCCGTATCCGGTCAAGCGGAGGGCGGCATAGGTGATGAATCCGGTCGCAGACCTTCGGAACAAATCCTACGGGTGCAAGCTGACGTACCGGCAAAACGTGCTGCATTGCACCACACATCGTACCTTTGCCGAGAATTACGACGCCTGTCTGCAAGCGCTGGCGCTGCTGGAGGGATGCTCGGTAGCGTACTTGTTGAGCGATGCGCCCGACTCAATCGCGGCGGTCGGTGGCACGGTTGAGGCGTATCGGTCGTACGGTGGGGGGACACCATGAGCGTTCGACGGAAGCGGATTGCCGGGTGGGTGGCCGCAGTTATTCTAATGCTACTGGGCGCTGTGATCATCAACGATGTCATGCTCGCACTTCCACAAGCGTGGCCTGCACTTATTCGAGGGGGTATCAGGGTGCTGCTCGGCATGTCAGTGGGCGTGTTCATTGCCTTGGCAACAGACCCGCTACGGAGGGCGGTGTAGATGCACCGGGACATCCGCGTTATTATCTGCTCATGTGGCGGACGGGTGGAGAGAGCCGACACAACGGATGATGAAGAGCAACAGCACGGGTGCCATCACGATCGTGAATGCTGTGTCAGGGCTTATACATGCAAGCAATGCGGCATACGCTGGACGTTCGCCCTGGAGTCGCCAGAGAGACGCTATGATTAACTTCAAGCTCACCATCGACGTTGACGAGGTACTGCGTCTGCTCTCGCAGGACATGGACCGCATTCGCGCCGACATTGCTGAGCGCATCGCGGATGAGGTCGTCATCCCGAAGCTGGCGCAGTCCCCCGCACCGTCGCATCGCGCACAGAAGTTCGTGAGCGCCAAGCAGCGCCGTTTCTTCTTCGCCGCGCTCCGCAAGGGTCAGATCGTCGTCCCGTACCGCCGCACGGGAGCATTGAGCGGCTCGTGGGGCAAGCAGCCGTTCGGTGGCGGGGTGGCCGTGCGGTCGAGCGCCGACTACGCCGAGCTGGTGATGGGGGTCGGTGGGAAGCAGGCGACGTACCACCGGGGGACGTGGCCGACGCTCGATCAGGTCGCGCAGAGCGTCGAGACGGAAGCAGCGCTCACGGCGACCGCTGTGCTCGTGGAAAAGTTTCGTGGAGGGTAGGGCCGTGACCGCGCCAGTTGCAGACCGTGGTACAATAGTGCTAACGCCGGAGCAGAAGGCCGTGCTGGTGCGCGAGAAGGCGCTACGGGTTCGTGAGGCGATGCTGTTTTTGATCCGCTCCTGGGAGGAGATGTACGACCTGCCACGGGCGGTACCGACGAAGCGGGAGCGCGACGGATGAGTGACATCCCTCCCTCAACCCCCATTCTGGAGGCGCTGAATCGCCTCTGTGAAACGAACGCGCTCACTGAGAAGGACCGTGCGGCGTTGTCGACCCCGCCCGTCGGTGTCCGTACGCTGGGCGATCTCCGCGTCGTCATCGAGCGCGGGGAGATGGCGGACGCGGCACTGGCGAAGAAGCTCAAGAAGGCACTCGGACTATGAGCAATCCGCTGCTTATGGCCAAGCAGGAACTTGCGACGCTGGAAGCCAAGTACTATTGGCTGAAGGGCTTCGGTACCGGATGGAAGGGGTCACACTACGGTATCGGTGAGGGTGTGTATAGGGCAGTGTGGGATCGTGCCCACTACCTCCGCCAAGAAATCATGCGTATGCAAAAAGCGACCGGACCACACAAAGGAACAAGCCTGGTCGCACATCGGGGATGGGGGCGACAGTCCCGCAGAACCCCGCACACATTTTTCTAGCGGTATTCTGGCAACGATAACTGTATAGCCTTCGGGACTACTCGGCGGCGCTTGGTCAAAGCTCGGCAACGGGCGGCGACACAAGCGCCGCCTTTTTGATTCTATGCCCTATCGACTCGCACAATCCGGCGGCGGCTACACCGTCACGAACAAACGCACCGGCAGGCGCCACAGCAAGCGCCCGCTGTCGCGCAAGCGCGCCCTGGCACAGATGCGGGCGCTCTACGCGGCGGAGAAGGCCGCGCCGGTCGAGATGGCCCCGGCCGCTGCCCCCCAAGGCGCTGGCCCCGCTGGGAGGCCGATGACCCCCAGCGAGCGCGCCCGCCATGCCTCCCTGGTCCGCTGGGGCAAGGAGCAGCCGTTCGCGGCGCGTCTGGAGCAGATACGCCAGATGCGGAAGCTCGCCAAGGCCAAAGGCAAGGCGAAGGCGAAGGGCAAGGCTGCCAAGAAGCCCGCACTGACGCCAGAGCAGCGCAAGCAGCAACAGGACCAGGAGCAGGCGAAGCAGGTCCAGGAGAGCCGCCAGAAGGTCATTGATGCCATGGCAGAGCAGGACGCTGGCCTTGCTCCCGGTGGTGCTCGAGCACTGACCCAATTCGCGGACGGTGGTCCACTGGAGGATGCCGCGGCGGGCGCACTGGCCAAGCTGGGGCTGGTCGAAACAGGCGCCGATGGGCAACCGCACCTGACGCAGGCCGGGCGCATGGCGGTCACGGCCATGAATCGGGGCGACGTGCGCGGCGCTATCGATGCGGTGGCGCGTGGCGAGGAGCGCGCCGGCAAGGACAGTGAACGGCAGCAGAAAGAAGTCGAGCGCGAGGCCAAGAAGCAGGAAAAAGAGCAGGCGAAACAGGCCAAGGGCGGCGGGGGCGGGGGCAAGGGAAAGCAAGAGGCCAAGCCGAAGACGCCTGACCCCGAACGGGAAGCCGAGCGCAAGCAGCGCCAAGCCGAGCATGAGGAAGACCGCACGCAGCGCATGATCGACCGCGAGGAACGCCGCGCCGAACGGCAGCAGGCCCGCGAGGAGCGACAGGCCGAACGTGAGCGCATCCGCCGTGAGCGCGAGGCGGCGCAGCGCGAACGGGACCAGGAGCAACAGCGCAGAGACTTTGCGGAACGGCTAGCGCAGGAGAGCAACACCAGACGGGGGCCGGGCACGATGCCGCTGCGCCGACGCGGGCGGGGCGTGCCCGCCAAAGCACTTGAGGATAGCACTATGAGTAAGTATACCCCGATCCTGGACGACTTGACCGCGCTGGCGGACAAACTAGCCGAGACTGGCGAGGATGCAACCAAGGCCGGCAAACGGCATAGCGCCTCAGACGAGGCGTTGATCCAGGCGATTCATGACAAGGCAGATGATATCTGCGACCTGGCCGTCGCGCTGGGTGCTGACCCTGGCGACTATGAGGACGAAGAGGACGAGGAGGACAGCGAGGCGTACGCTGAGAACATGATGGGCGGCGAAGCCATGCCGATGGCGGGCAAGGCGACTGTCTATCGCGAACTTACCAATAGCGAAGCGATGGGAATAGGCTATGGTGCATATGGGTGTACGGTGCCGCCGGTCTCGGAGGGAAAGTCACACGAGGGTGATACGACGAAAGGGATCGAATTGTATGGCGACGACTTGGCCTCGCTGACCGGCGATGGCTGCAAGGCGCTGCCCGGTGAGGATGGCTGGGTCGGCGGCTATCTGGTCAGGTTCGGTGGCGATGGCGACCTCTCGCAGTGGCGCGACATCTTCGACCGCTCGACCGACTTCGGACGTGCGACCAAGAGCGATGTGTATGTGCATCACCGCATGCTACCGGGCCTGGGCAAGCGGCGCCTGAGCAACCAGGCGGAGATCGGTATCGACGATGAAGGCGTGTTTATCAAGCACTTGCTCGATCTCCGCTCCTCCTACGAGCGCAAATTGTACGGGCTGGTGCAGGCCGACAAGCTCGGCTGGAGTAGCGGCACGGCCCCGCACCTGATCGAGCGCAAGGCATTGGGCGACGGGCGGCATGCGATCGAGCAGTGGCCGCTCGGTCTGGACGCCAGCTACACGCCCATGCCCGCCGGAGGCCTCGGGATGGAGGCGCGGGCGGGCGCCATGAAATCATTGCTCGCAGATGCAGGGGTTGACCTCCTGCACGCGATATACGAGGACAGCCTAGAGGTGCAAGACTCGGCAGACCGCGAGAGGTCCAACGGGACGAAGGCGGCGGACGAGCGAGCGCGACGGCTACTCCTGCGATCTCGACTCTTAACCTTACAGGAGTAAGTCGATTATGGGATGGAAAGAAACGCTTGACGCGGCCAACACCGCGATCAAGGCGGGCACGCTGGATGAGGCCGAGAGGCTGCTGACGCAGGCGGAGCTTGAGAAGCGCGCCGAGCGGATGCAGGCCGAGGCCGAGCCGGTGGCAGCGCCCGCAACCAAGACCGTCGATATCTCGCAGCGCTTGCCGTTTCCGGCGGGCGATACGGAGTCGGCATCATCAGACACCGTGAACGATATTGCGGTGAAGGCGTGGTATCAGCGGCGCTACGGTGAGGAAAGCACGGCGCTCGATCAGGTGATGGCCGAACTGTACGGGCACAATCACCGGGCGGTTGCGTGGGCGAAGGCCGCCGACTTTATTCGCTACGTCCGCACCGGGGTGGCTGATCCATGTCTGCATCGCACGCTGGTGTACACGCCGCAGCAGGTCGAGGGCTTCTTGCAACTTGGTTTGAGCGTGGGCGAACTCAAGGCGACGCAAGTGGAAAGCCAGGACGTCTTGGGCGGCTATTTGGTTCCTGAAGACTTTCGCGACCGCATGATCCAGCGCATGGTTGGGCTGACCGCGATGCGCCAGATGGCGGAGGTCATGACAACTACCCGTGATCGGGTAACGATGCCCGTGGGGACGGGCGGTGACGATCAGTACACGGGCGCGGTGCGCTGGACGAAGGTGGACGAAAGCCCGACAGGAACGGAAGCGGCTACCAACGCGACGTTCGGACAGGTGACGATCCCGATTCACACGGTCATGGGGCACGTTGGGATTTCCAAAAACGTGCTGGAAGACACAACCGGGGCGCTCTCACTCCAACCCTATCTGGAACGGCAGTTTGCCGAGTCACTGGCGATCTTCGAGGACACCCAGTTCCTCGTGGGCAACGGTGTTGGCGGGCCGCAGGGTGTGTTGCAGAACGCCACCACTGGGGGGCCGTACACCTACGCCTACGGCTCTGTGGCGACCCAAAATAGCGGTGGCGCTACCGCGATAACCGGCGATGCGTTTCGCAGCATGCCGTACCAAATCGCATCACAATACCGCAACGCGGGCGCGAAGTGGATCATGGCACGCGGCACGGTGCGTGTGACGAAGACGCTGAAGGATGGTCAGGGAAATTACCTCTGGGCCGATCGCAACCAGCAGTTGCAAAACGGGCAGCCACGCCAGATCGAGGGCTACGACATTGCCGAGAGCGAGACGCTGGCCAGCCCGACTAGCACCAACACGACCGCCTATACCGCGAACGTCTACCCGGTCATTTTCATCACGCGTGGGGCGTATCTGATCGTGGACCGGGTGGGCATGGACGTGACGCGCTACGACGACAGCACCACATCCAAGAGCAATAGCATCGTCCTTGTCGCGCGCCGTCGCCTTGGCGGGCAGGTTATCTTGCCGTGGGGCGTGGCCGTGATGAAGGTGAGCACGTAAAGGAGCCTGATCATGGCACACACACTCCTGGAAAACGCGCTCTTTACGCCGCTCGTGATGGGCACGCTCATCAACGGTAACGCGGGCGGCACGGCGGCCGGAGTAGTCGCAGCGGGCGCGTACGAGTATCATCTGATCGCCTGGCTGGGCACGCTGGCGAACAACGGCACGATCAACGTGTATGGCTGCACGAACAGCGCCGGGTCCAGCCCCAACGTGCTGGCAACGCTGAACGTCGGCAGCGCCAACGGAGCGGGCGCAGCGATCATGGTCAAGAGCGACACACTCAACGGCTTGCAGGGCGGCACGTCTGGGACGGCGTTCACACACATCGCGGCGGCCGGCACGGTGGAGAGCGGCGGCACCTGGCGCGGGGCGCTGGTGATCATCAGTCACCAGGCGCGCAGCGCACCGACGTCGCATGGATTCGCGTCCGTTGGCTCGGCGCTGTTCTAAGGAAGGAGAGGCGATATGTCCGATCCGACCTATCAGACCAAGAACTACGGCCGGCAGGGTGGGAGCGTCTGGACCATCGACAGTGGCGGGCGGGAGGAAGTGTTGTCAGGCGGCACCTTCCGCGTTGCCTCCGGTGGTTCGGTCCAGATCGAGAGCGGCGGCGTGTTCAACGTCGCATCCGGCGGCTCGCTCACCATGACCGGCGGGCTCAGTGCCGACAGCCTGGTTGTGGGCACGCTCACCCTGGGCGGTACTCAGGGGCGCTGGGCCTTCGGCTCGACGACCCTGGCCAGCGGGACGGCCCTCGTCTTCACCGGACTGGGGCAGATCATCCACGCCGAGGCGTCGTACCTTGCCCCGCTGTCTGCGGGCACGGGTGCGGGGAGCGCGACCTCCTTCCAAGTTAACCCGACGCGTTTCGCGAACGGTACCGCGTACTTTCTAGGACTGACCGGCACCAGCGCGTTCACCGGCGCAGGCACGATCACCTGGGCGGCGTTTGGGTTGTAGGACGATCGGGGGCAGGGGTGGAACCCTGCCCCCTTCGGAGACACCATGCACGATAGCGAATTTCAATCGCGGCGCGGGACGGTGCTGGCCACGTTCGCACAGAACGGCACGTACAGCGCGTGGGTGCCGCTGAACGGGCGGCTGGTCGGCCTGTACTCGGACGCTTTCCCGTCCGCCGCAGCGGGCTCGATCACGTTCCGCGCGAACTGGAGCGCGACTGGCACCGGGCATCCGGTGCAGACGAACGATGGAACTGTCCTGCGGGTCTTGGCCTGGGGCAGTGAGCAGTTCGTCCAGTTTGGCGATCCGCGCTGGCCGACGAGCGCGCTGGGCTACGTCATGCTGCAACTCGGCACGGCCGGCACTGCAACCGCCGCAGCCGGCGGCACCATCGTGCTGATTACGGAGCACTAGCGTGCCGTTCATCGAAATGCCGACGCTCCGCACGCGCACGACCCGCACGTACGAGAACCGCGCGGCGGGGCAACGGCGTCTCACGGCGGCGCTCTCGTCCATCCACTACGAGAGCACGCCGGATAGCGGCTCGTTCGATCAGGACATCGACATGACCCCCGTGCGTGTGAACAATGCGCAGTTCGATGGCTGGCGTGTGACCGCGAATGGCTGGCACTTTGGCATCGGCCAGCCGGGGAATAAGAACACCGACGGCTGGGTGGCATTTGGTGGGCGGAGAGGACAAAATTTCTTCCTGTTCCGCCTGTTGCGCGTCGGCTATCTGCACGGCCCGACACGCGCCTTTCAGGATATCGCGGGGGCACCGACGTACAACCGGGGCAGCCTGTCGCGCACGACGAACACCATGCGGTTTGGGCCGAACGCGGAAGCGCTGCCGACCGAATCGATTGCGACGTGGAGCGGCATCTGGAGCACCCCCAGCGGCGGGGATGTGACCGTGCGCTGGCGGGCAAGCGGCGACGACCTCAAGGAAGAAATCGTCATCAATCAGGCCGGG